ACGTGGAAATCTGAAGGAACTGAATATGTAACTTCAATATTTCATAAAAAAGGTAAATTTATTTTTACAAATGTTGGCCCTGAAAAAACAAAAGAAGTTGTTATAAATAAAGGTAAAGACTTTATAACAACAAGACTAGATAATCCTTCAAATGGATATAAAGTTGTAATAAAATACACAATGATAAATAAAGACAGCGTTAAAGCTAAGTTTGTTGGTGATTGGGAAGGTAGTTTAATATATTATAGATACGATGAGTAAGAAAAAATTTAACGAAACTAAAGTAGGAAAGTTTTTAAGTAAAGCAGCGCCAGGTATATTAGACTTAGCTGGTAATGTATTACCTAATGCTGGTGTGCTAGGTCTTGTTAAAAATTTAATACATAAAGATACTGCGCTACCGCCAGAAGATAAAGAAAAAGCATTAAAATTATTAGAACAAGATATAATTGAAATGCAAGAAGTAAGTAAACGTTGGGATAGTGACATGAAGTCAGATTCATGGCTTAGTAAGAACACAAGACCAATGTCTTTAATATTTTTATCTGTAATGACAATTGCTTTTATATGGGTTGATAGTCATGAAAGTATATCTTTTACAGTAGAACAAGAGTGGATAGGGTTATTAAAAACTTTAACTACAACAGTTTACGTAGCGTACTTTGGTTCGCGAGGGGCGGAAAAATTCAAAACTATAAGTAATAATAAATAAGTAAATAACAATTAAATTAAATTAAATTATGAGTAAAGTAAACAAGATTAAAGACGAAGAATTACAAAAAATTGTAGAAAAAACTAAAGAGCAAAATGAAATGCTAAGAACAATAGGTGTTCTTGAAACTCAAAAACAAGGAGTTTTAGTTCAATTAGCTCAAAGTAACAAAGATCTAGAGGAAATTAAAAAAGAACTAGAAGATGAATACGGTCAAGTAACTGTAAACCTAGAAGACGGTAGTTATACTGAAATCGAAAAAGAAGATGATAAATAATATTAGAAAGATCAGTATTGGATCTGACTACAAAAATGATGCTATGCATTATTCAGTAGGGCAACAAGTATATGGTGGTCATGAAATATCACATATATTGCTAGATGATTCTGATAAATCTTATAATATACACATCAAAAAAAACAACGAAATATTGCCATGGAAAAAATTTAATTCTAACATGGCAATATCAGTTGAATATGATTTAGAGTATTAATGAGGAGTTTATATGACTTTATAGTTAAACCTGTAGGAGAAGAATATGATAATGAAAAATCTATAGGTGATAAAAAAATTATATTAAATACTAAAATAGAGAGTTTTAAATTTGTAAATAATTTAGCTGAGGTTGTAGAAACACCTAAAGCATATAAAACTTCTATTGAAAAAGGTGATTTAATAATAATACATCACAATGTTTTTCGTACGTTTTACGATATGAAAGGCAATAAAAAGAAAAGTAGATCATCTTTTATAGATGGTTTATATTTTTGTGCTTTAGATCAAGTGTATCTTTATAGAAAAGATACAAAATGGAAGTCTATAAATAATAGATGTTTTATAAAACCGTTAAAGATAAAAGACGGATTAGAAGTAGCTAAAGAGAAGAAGCTTATTGGTATATTAAAAATAGGTAATAGCTCGTTAGAAGCGCTAGGAATAAACGAGGGTGATACTGTTGGTTATACTCCATACGGTGAATATGATTTTATTGTTGACGAAGAGCGTTTATATTGTATGAAATCAAATGATATTGTTATAAAGTATGAAAACGAAGGAAACGAAGTTGAATATAATCCACGCTGGGCAAGTAGCAGTTGAGGAGTTAATAAAGGTAGCTAAAGAACCTATAGTAGATTCAGACGATGATATATCAGCTGACAGACTTAAAAACGCGGCAGCCACAAAAAAGCTAGCTATATTTGATGCTTTTGAAATACTAAGTAGAATACAACAAGAAGAAGAATTATTAAACGAAAAACCTAAAGAAGTTAAACAAGAAAAAGCTTTTAAAGGTTTTGCTGAAGGTAGATCTAAATAATGTACGAGCAGCAGTTATATAAAGTATTAAATAACTATATAGATTCTAAAACTTTAAATCATAAGAATAAATATAAGAAGTGGGATTACGGTTATAATGACGAATATGATGTTGTTGTTATAAGTAAAACAGGTGAGATAGGTGAGGTATATGAAATACAAAACTTAAAAATTGCATTGCCTAAAAAACACGATGTAGTTAAATTTGATAATAACAAATGGAGTTACTCAGGTTATCCTAAAGAATTAAAAAAAATTAAATCAGTATTTGACTGGGAAGAATACCCTTTAGATTTTAAAGAAAAATGGTATGATTATATCGACAAAGAATTTACAAGGCGTGAAGAAGGTTTTTGGTTCGTTAATAAAAATGTTCCTACTTATATTACTGGCACTCACTACATGTACTTGCAGTGGAGTAAAATTGATGTTGGGCAACCAGACTTCAGGGAGTCAAACAGATTATTCTATATATTCTGGGAAGCTTGCAAAGCAGACACAAGATCTTACGGAATGTGTTATCTTAAAAACCGTAGATCTGGATTCTCTTTTATGTCATCAGCAGAGTCAGTTAACCTTGCTACAATATCCACAGATTCAAGATTTGGCATATTGTCAAAATCTGGTCCTGATGCAAAGAAAATGTTTACCGACAAAGTTGTACCAATATCAGTCAACTACCCGTTCTTTTTCAAACCAATACAAGACGGTATGGATAGACCAAAGACCGAACTTGCATACAGGGTACCAGCTTCTAAATTCACACGTAGAAAACTTGATGATAACACTAAGCTACAAGAAATTACGGGTCTTGACACCACTATCGATTGGAAAAACACAGGAGACAACTCTTATGATGGTGAAAAACTAAAGTTATTAGTTCATGATGAATCAGGTAAGTGGGAAAGACCAAATAACATATTAAACAACTGGCGTGTTACAAAAACTACACTTAGATTAGGTAGCAAAGTTATAGGTAAGTGTATGATGGGAAGTACATCAAACTCACTAGACAAAGGTGGTGATAATTTTAAAAAATTATATAACGATTCAGATGTTACAAAAAGAAACGCCAACGGACAGACTAGCTCGGGACTCTATTCTTTGTTCATACCTATGGAATGGAATTACGAAGGATACATTGATTCTTATGGCATACCTGTCTTCGACACACCAAAAAAACCAGTTGAAGATCCTCACGGGACTAAAATAAAAATAGGTGTAATAGAATACTGGCAAAATGAAGTAAACGGTTTAAAGGAAGATCAAGATGGTTTAAATGAATTTTACCGTCAATTTCCAAGAACTGAAGAACATGCTTTTAGAGATGAGGCTAAATCATCTTTATTTAATCTAACTAAGATATACCAACAAATAGATTGGAATGCTGATTTAAAAAACAGCGGAATAATAACTCAAGGAAATTTTCAATGGGTAAATGGTGTAAAAGATACTAAAGTATTATTTATGCCAAGTAAACAAGGTAGGTTTTTTTTGTCTTGGACACCACCTATTGAAATGCAAAACAGAGTTGTAATTAAGAATGGATTAAAGTGGCCAGGTAACGAACATACTGGAGCATTTGGTTGTGATAGCTATGATATATCAGGTACTGTTGACAGAAGAGGTTCTAATGGTGCTTTGACGGGTTTAACTAAGTTTAGTATGGAGAACGTTCCACCTAATCATTTTTTCTTAGAATACATCGCTCGTCCACAGACAGCTGAGATATTTTTTGAAGATGTATTAATGGCTTGCGTTTTTTATGGCATGCCAATACTAGCAGAGAATAACAAACCAAGGCTTTTATATTATTTTAAAAGAAGAGGTTACAGAGGTTACTCAATGAACAGGCCAGATAAAAAATACAATAAACTTTCCACGACAGAAAGAGAAATAGGTGGTATACCTAATTCAAGTGAAGATATTAAACAAGCACACGCTGCTGCTATAGAATCCTATATAGAAGAGTATGTAGGTTTAAAAGATAATGGTGATTATGGTGACGTGTATTTTCAAAGAACCTTAGAAGATTGGGCAAAGTTTAATATAAACAATAGAACATCTCATGATGCTTCTATAAGTTCAGGTTTAGCTATAATGGCTTGCAACAAAAACAAATACAGACCAAATCCTGTTATTCAAAGAAAAGTTTATGATTTAGGTTTTAAAAAATATAACAACAAAGGTACATTGTCAAAAATAATCGAATAGATGAAAATATATACTAATTCAAATAGTGCTTTTCCAAGTCAGGTAGTACCGGACGCGGAAAAAGCTTCATGGGAGTATGGATCTCAAGTAGCTTCCGCTATTGAAACTGAATGGTTTGACCAAGGAAGAACTAACGGTAATAGATACTTAACGAGTTGGAATAACTTTCACAGTCTAAGACTATATGCTAGAGGCGAACAGCCTACACAGAAATATAAAGATGAATTGTCAATAAATGGTGATTTGTCTTATTTAAATTTAGACTGGAAACCAGTACCAGTTATATCTAAGTTTGTAAATATAGTTGTAAATGGTATATCACAAAAAGAGTTTGATATAAAAGCTTTTTCACAAGATCCTGAGTCAGTTAAAAAAAGAACTAACTACGCAACAGCTATAGCTGAAGATATGTTTGCTAGAGAGCAAATAGCTTTAGCACAACAAACACTAGGTATTGATGCTTCCCAGTCAAATATGCCTCCGCCTTTACTACCTGAAACAAAGGAAGAGTTAGAGCTGCATATGCAATTAAGTTATAAGCAGTCAATTGAAATAGCAGAAGAAGAAGCTATATCTACTACCTTAGCTAAAAATAGATGGGAGTTAACTAAACGTAGGATTAACGAAGACTTAGTAGTATGCGGAATAGCTTGCGCTAAAACAAACTTTAATAAATCTAATGGAGTAACAATAGATTATGTTGATCCAGCACATGTAATATACTCTTATACAGAAGACCCTAACTTTGAAGACATATATTATGTTGGTGAAGTTAAGTCTATAACTATACCGGAACTTAAAAAACAATTTCCGCAAATTAGTGAAGAAGAGTTAGATAAAATACAAAAAATGCCTGGAAATAGGCAATACATAACAGGTTGGGGTAATTACGATGCTAACACTGTTCAAATATTATATTTTGAATATAAAACTTATATGAACCAAGTTTTTAAATTAAAACAAACAGATAATGGTTTAGAAAAAGTTATTCAAAAAACGGATGAATTTAATCCACCACCGGCAGATACTTATGATAGAGTTTCAAGAAGTATTGAAGTACTATACAGCGGCGCTAAAGTCTTAGGCACTAATACTATGTTAAAATGGGAATTAGCTGAAAACATGACAAGACCAGCTTCAGATAGTACTAAAGTTGAAATGAATTATGCTTTATGTGCGCCTAGAATGTATAAAGGTAGAATAGAATCCTTAGTCAGCAAGATAACTGGTTTTGCTGATATGATTCAAATAACTCATTTAAAAATGCAACAAGTGTTGTCTAGGATGGTACCAGATGGTGTATTCTTAGATATGGATGGTTTAGCAGAAGTTGATTTAGGTAACGGTACAAACTATAATCCAGCAGAAGCATTAAACATGTATTTTCAAACTGGTAGTATTGTTGGAAGATCTTTAACTCAAGATGGTGAATTAAATAGAGGTAAAGTACCTATTCAAGAATTAACATCATCAGCTAGTGGTGCTAAGCTACAAAGTTTAATACAAACTTACAACTACTATTTACAAATGATACGCGATGTCACGGGATTAAATGAAGCTAGAGACGGTAGTATACAAGACAAAGACTCATTAGTAGGTATAGCTAAGATGGCAGCTAATCAATCTAATATAGCAACTAAGCATATTAATCAAGCTAGTTTATATTTAGCTCTTAGAATATGTGAAAATATATCTCTAAAAATAGCAGATGTATTATCTTTCCCTTTAACAAAAAACGCTTTAATTGAAAGCATATCTCTTTATAATGCTCAAACTTTAGGTGAAATATCTAATTTAAATCTACATGATTTTGGTATATATTTAGAGTTAGAACCTGACGAAGAAGAAAGAGCTCAGTTAGAGCAAAATATACAGATAGCTTTAAAAAATAACGGTATTGATCTTGAAGACGCTATAGATATTAGACAAATAAAAAATCTAAAGCTGGCTAATCAATTACTGAAACAAAAAAGAAAAAAGAAAATAAAAAGAGATCAAGCTCAACAAAAGCAAATGATAGATGCTCAAGCGCAAGCAAATGCTAAAGCTTCAGAAGCTGCTGCTATGGCTGAGGTTCAAAAGAATCAAGCTATGACAGAATCTAAAGTGCAAATAGAGCAAGCTAAATCTCAATTTGAAATACAACGTATGCAAACAGAATTAACTGTTAAACAACAGCTAATGGCTCAAGAGTTTGAATACCAAAAACAATTAGCGCAAATAAAGCTAGGTGTTGAAAGTGAAAAAGAAAAAGAAATAGAAGATAGAAAAGACAAAAGAGTTAAATTACAAGGAACTCAACAAAGTCAATTAATAAATCAACGACAAAATGATTCTGCTCCTGTAGATTTTGAAGGAACAGACTCATCACAACTAGGCACGTTTGGTTTACAAAATATAATGCCGCCTAGTTAACATTTAATAATTATATAATATTTTATCATGTCAGAAGAAACAAAAGTAAACGAACCTGTCAAGCAAGAAGGTGAGTTTAAAATCAAAAAAAAGAAACCTAAAAATTTAGGAAATCAAGGTAAAGACAACTTAATAAAAGTAGATCTTACTAAACCAGAAGCCCAGGGTGAAGTTATACCCGAGGTTACAAAAGTCACAATTCCTAAAGATGCATTAAAAGAAGAAGACAATGCCATTCAAATCGGAGAAACAGAGACAGTGGATGTGGGCGAACAAACCGGAGATAGCGCTAAAGTGGACGAACAAGTACCAGAGTCCAGCGAGGCTATTGAAGAAATTACACCAATCCAAGAAATAACAGAAGAAGAAGTAAAGGAGATAACACAAGAAGTTAAAGAAGCTAAGAGAGATGAAAAAGTCTTAGGTAAACCTTTACCAGAAAACATAGATAAGCTAGTTTCGTTTATGGAAGAAACTGGTGGAACTGTACAAGACTATGTAGCTTTAAACAAAGATTACAGTGATTACAGTCCTAAAGATATTTTAAGAGAATACTATACAAAGGCAAAACCTCATTTAGATCAAGAAGAGATTAGCTTCTTAATGGAAGATAATTTTGAGTTTGATGAAGATGTAGACGAGCCAAGAGATATACGCAAGAAAAAACTTGCGTTTAAGGAAGAGGTTGCAAATGCTAAACAATTTCTTGAAAGTTCAAAAAGTAAATATTACGACGAGATCAAGTTGAGACCGGGCGTTACTCAAGAACAACAAGAAGCAATTAGTTTTTACGACCAATACAAGCAGCAACAAGAAACTGCAACACGATTACACGGTGATTTTAGAGATCGTACAAAAAAACTTTTCAGTAATGAATTCAAAGGTTTTGACTTCAATGTTGGTGATAAGAAATTTAGATACGGTATTAAAGATCCTAGTAAAGTGGGTGAAACGCAGGTTGACGTACAGAACTTTGTTAGTAAATATACTAATGAAGAAGGTAGTTTAACTGACCCAGCGGGTTACCATAAAGCTATGTATGCTGCTATGAATGCTGATAAAATCGCTCATCATTTTTACGAGCAAGGAAAAGCGGATGGTGTTAAAGACATCATTCAAACTTCCAAGAACCCATCACAAGACGGACCTAGGCAAGTTGCCGATGGAAACGTTTTTATAAACGGATTAAAAGTAAAAGCTATTAGTGGATTAGACTCAACAAAATTAAAAATTAAAAGAAAAAAGTTTAACTAAAAAAAAATTTTAAATTATGGCTTTAAGTCCTCAATTTGGTGATATTACACCAAGTCAAAGTCAACAAACGTTGGCTAGTAACTACTTAAACTTCGCCGGAGCAAATGGTGTGAATTTTTCACAACAATATTTACCAGAGCTTTATGAAGCAGAAGTAGAAAGATATGGAAACAGAACTTTATCTGGTTTCCTTAGAATGGTTGGCGCAGAAATGCCAATGACATCTGATCAAGTAATTTGGTCTGAACAAAATAGATTACACATCTCTTACGAAAACGTAGTGATTAGTGGTGGTGGTCTAATATTAACTATACCTGTTACAGCTGCTAACGCTGCTGTGCCAATATTAAACGTAATCTCTCCAGGTTCAACTATCGTTGAAATGGATGATTTCGGTGGTGAAGCAAAATGTTTAGTAACTGCTTCTGATA